ACCCCCGGTGATTAGCCGGGGGTAAATAGCAGAAGGAGAACGAGATGACAGGCAACTGCCCTGTCGGACGGAATCCTATCACAGGGCACGCCAAAAGCGTACCCCCCATCTGCCGCCTTCGATCCGTATCCGAGAGTCCCATACCCAGTCGTTGCGCTGGGCGATCTCGTTAAACTGGCGCACGCACTCCAGCGTGTTTATGCACGGCACAAACACTGCTGCGCCGGGCACAAAGTCCTTCCACGATACCCGGACGCACACACCGTCCGGGGCGAGGTCGTCAGACCGCAACCTGTTTTTGAAACAGCGCGGCGGTTGTAGCCATAGTTTGCTCAGTTTCATCATTCATAAAGTCGGCACAGTCAATCACCAGCACATCGGTTGGCGGCAAGTTCATCTGGGTGCCCTTGGACAGCCGCATCTTGTACTTGGTAGCCTTGGTGCGCCCCGCTTTCAGTTCCTCCACCATCCCACCGTAGTTGATCTGGTGCTTACCGCACCACTCCTTCAGCGGCTTCGGCAGCAGGTACAGCTTCTTGATGTCGTACTCGTACCGGGCCACGAACGAGTTGCCTCGGGGTACCTGATCCGGTGCGATGATATGGTCCAGCCCAGTGACTGCTTTACGGGCATCATCCGTTGACTTGATACGGAGCATACTGTTGTAGTGCTCGGCCAAGTAATCCGTGAGAATTGCCTCAACATCGGCGTTCATTTCCCGCACGGTGGTATGCGCTGTCTGCATCACCTTGACCGCCCACGCCACGACGGGGCTGATCTGCCAGTCAATCAGGCCAGCCTTCTTTGCCACCAGCAAACCGGCAATCGTGCGCGACACAAGGACTGACCAGAAGCGGTTCTCGGCAGTCAGGTCAGCAGCCTTGTCGATCCGCTGCTGAGTTGTGTTGGCAAGTTCCTTGACGGCCTCAAGGTTGTTCATCACGTACTGCAAGAACGGCACCCCGGCATGGCCGTAGTTCTCCTTGATCGCAACGGCAAACGCGTCGGTCTCTCCCTTGGTGGCAAACTGCACCCGCTCGACCCGGTGCGACAAGATACGCTGGGCCTCGGCCTTGGGCAGTGCCTTGTACAGCGAGATGCGCTCGATCATGTCAGTGTTGCCGGTGGTGCCGAACAGGGTCTTCCAAGGCTTGCCACGTACACGCTCGACGTTGCCCTTTGGCCCCATGCGGTTGCGTTGCAGACCACTGGGAAGTTGATACGCCCAGTCCGACAGGTCTTGCGGCTTGGTGTTGGTCAACTCGTCCATGTAGCAGACGATGTTCTTGTACACCTCGGCGCGGTTCATCTTGGAGTTGAACGTGTCACGCTCCTGCATCATGAGCAGGTCGGGGTCACCCCAGATTGAAGCACCGGCCAGCATACCCGTGGTCTTGCCAAGCCCTGACTCCTTGGAGTGCATGTGGAACGCGGCAGCGTTGATCGGCTGAAACTCCATGAGGATCGCACCGAACGATATACCCAGCATGAACTGGTGCGCCTCCATCCCGGGGCGGTTGTAGAACTTCATGGTCTCCTTCCACCCATCCAGTGTGCCCTTGGGGTGAAAGTACGGGAACAGGCCGACAGTAGCGCCAGACGGCGCGTTGACCTCAACCCGGTCCTTGTAGACCATCATGTTGCCCAGTGCAAAAGAAGTGCCTGTGTCATCCGTCCAGCCAAACTGGCGGCACGCATCCTCTGCCTCGGCTTTGAATTGCAACTCGTTAACCCATCTCATTGTGTACTCCATCAGTTCTTGTACGTTTAGGACAGCGACCCCTTGCGCGGCGACACACTTGCGGAACTCGTCCTTGGACCCTACGGCGGTCAGCGGCAGGGTGAACTCCCGCACCCCATCTTTGGGCAGGTGCAGCCGCATCACGAGGGACTCGCCCAACTCAACGTCCTTGAGGCGGCGGACCACATACAGGTCGTTGAAGTAAACCAACTTGTCCTTGGCCGCTTCCTCGTCAATCTCGCCGTTCTCTTTGACGACTTGTTTACCCCGCTTGAAAACGCCACCGGCCTTACCACGGAAGAACGGGAGGGGGTACTTGGGGATGATGTACCGCAGGGGCACCGCATCAGTCACACCAAGCGGCTTCTGCACAACGATGTTGTCCTCATCGCTGGCCTCCTCAACCTCCCGGCCAAGGCTGATTGGTGATTTGATCTTGCCCCAGTGTGTGCATGTTGGGCACACCCCCGGGCGGTACTCGTTGAACCTCTCGCACAGGTACGGGCCTTTGATCAGGTCGGCCTTCGCCTCCGTCGCCGCGTGCGAATAGTCGGGGTGCTTGTCCGACATACGATGAATGGCGGTGCCACCATCAACGCAAAACTTCGCAATGGATAACCCAGCACGCCACAAAGGTTCCGACAGGTTTTTTTGATTTGTCACCACCTCGGCAAGTTGGGCGCACCCTTTGCCGTTGACGGTCTTCATCATGATGGTCTTGAACCGGCTGACGAAGCTGCCCGACAGGGCTTGCATGACTGCATCGGCTTCACGCGGTACAAACTTCTTGGGTGCGTCCAAGAAGCTGCCCATCACGTCTTCGCCCACCATATCGGAGAAAGCCGACAGCGTTACAGCATCGGCAAAATCGCCAACCACACCCACCTCGGGGGTCGGATCGTCCTTATGGTTGTGCGTACCCGGCACCCGCAGAACCCGGGCGGCGTCAGCCGTTACCACAGGGTCAGCATGGAGCCCGTTACGCTTGCATAGCGCCTTGAGCCTATCAGCCACAGGTTGCCATGTTCCACGTGAAATGGGCGCATCAAGCCGCCAGTACACGTGTAGGCCGCGCCCTGAGTTGATCAGGGTCGGGCGTGGTAGTTTTGTCTGCTTGCAGAATGTGCGCAGCGCCTTGAGTGCATCACCTTGCGTTGCATAGTCTTTTGTTGGTCCACAGTCTAGGTCGAGAAAGAACGCTTTGAGTTGATGCACATGGACCGCTTCCCGAGAACCTGCCTCGTTAAACGTGCCAAGTGCAAAGTACGCATCGTATCCTTCACCGTCCAAGTTGTGTGCCGCATGGATGAGGGCGTCGATTGTGGGATAGAACTTCTGCACTTTGCGACCGTCTGACACCCGGTTCGCCCAAACGCAATACATCCCTTCGTCTCCCAGCACCGCCTCCAAAAATGTTCTCGTGTCCATAGCCGCCGTTCGTTGGTGTGAGAGGGAAAACTGAAAAAGAAGGGGTGGGGAGCGACCCCACCCCGAACTGGACTTCAGTCGTCCCATGCTCCAACGATGTCGGACAGGTCTGTCTTCTCGGCAACCTCGACAGCAGCGGCCTTCTTGACCACCTTCTTCGGCTCCTCAATCGGCTCGGCTTCAACCTTCTCAACCTTGGGCTCAGCCTTCAGCACGTTCTTCACGGTCGGGGCAGGTGCGGGGGTCGGTGCAGGTTCCTCGCCTTCGGCGCGGTCCATCTGGCTCACGGTCATCGTGATGGCCTTGGTGGTGTCTGGGTGATCACGCAGTGGCAACACAGTACGCAGTTCACCTTCGTTCAGCGGACGGATCGGCTTGAACACCAACTTCATCTGCGCGGTCGGATCAAACTTCATCTCGGTCACGACACTGATGACGTGGGTGTTGTGCGCCTTGAGGTGGCGACCGTAGGCTTGCAGGGGCATCTTCTGGCCATCGGCATCACCGAACACGGAGGTAGCCGGGAGGTTCAGTTGGTACACGTTCTCGTCCACGCCCCCATCGCTGGCCAGCACCACAGCCACGCGCTGCGCGAAGCGGCACGCACGGCCTTCACCCTGCGCGGCAGAGCCTTTGATGTTCTGCGCACAGTCCTTGCAAAACCGCGACTGGCGTTGATCCTCAGGCACACTGGCATCAGGGGACTGGGTGTCGCTCGACCAGCAAGTGGGCTTGGACTTCTGGCCCTTGACGTAGGTGCCAGCATAGAAGGTGCGGGACACGGGGGCGGCGTTGATGATCACCACCTGCATTGCACGTTCTTCGGACACGCGCACGGCCTTGCCACCGATGATTTCGGTGAACACGTTGTTCTCCAGACTGATGCGGCGGCTACCACCGGAGCCAGCAATCTTGTCGGTCAGGTTGTCTTCCAGCCCCTTCAACAGGGCAAGAGCGGATGCGGATTGGTTTCCAAACAGGGTCATTTCGTTCGACATGTGGTTCTCCTTAAATGTCTTTATCAGGGTTGGTGAAGTCCAGTTCAAGCTGGACAGGGATTCTCTCGGCTTCAAGGGCCGAAGTGTCAGTCACAGGCTCAATCTTTTCGGGTTCATCCTTGGGTGCGGAGGTCAGAGCATCAACCACCTTGGACACGTTGAACCGGTAGGTCGAGCCCACCTTGATGTACGTATCGCTGGGGATGAGGCCCTGCCGCAACCAAGCACGAACCGTCGAGATCGAGACTGTGAAGTGCTTTGCCAAATCTTCAATTGGTACAAACGGCGTGGTCATCTCACTTTCTCCTTACGGTGATGGTGTATTCGCTGTCCACGTTCAAGCCCGGGGGCAGCAAATCGGGGTGGGTTTCCAAGAACTGCTTCACGTTGCCTTGGTGCAACCGCTTCTCCAGCAGATCGGGCACGTTGTTTTCAACGACGAACTTGCCCATGGACTCCCAGTCACTTGTCCAGTAGCGTGTTGCCACGCCCCGGTAAAACAGCCCCTCGGTTGTACGCACCGACTCAACATTCTGCTCCTTGCAGTACGTCAGCAGTGCAGACTTGACCTTGGTCA